ATTGCTTTGACGATGCTAAATGGTGGTATCAACGAAGGAACAAACAAAGTCGTTACGAACACAGTTGGTGACAAGGTGATAATCGGAGAGGTTATCGAAGTCAACACTGGTAGGGTTTCTTCCACTGGTTCTGTAGGAACTTGTTGGATGTCACCTGTATACGGTTCTAACGGTGTAAAAGAAGTGAAAGTGAGGTGTAATTAATATGAAAATATACTTAGATATGGATGGTGTTATAGCAGATTTCTTTGGTGCATTTGCCAAGAAGTTTGGTAAAGAACACTGGAAAATGATTGAGAATAAGGAGAAAGCAATTACTGAATTGCAAGGAACTGATTTCTTCAATACAATCGAAAAATATCCTACTACTGATAAACTAGTTGGATATGTTGAAGTTCTTGCCGGTGATAATTGGGGTATTTGTTCTTCACCACTAAGAGGTGACAGAGACAACTCTGCATACTGGAAAAGAAGATGGTTGGAAAGACATTTTATGATGCCACCAATCAAGAATCTTATCTTTACTGGACAGAAAGAAAAGTTTGCTACATGCAGACTTGACGGACAACCTAATATTCTAGTTGATGATAAACCTAGCAATATTGATAGATGGATTAGTAAAGGTGGTATCGGTATTAGATATCAAGCAAATGAAGATAGTCTAGAAGACCTATTGTCAAGTCTAAAAAAACTTTATAAAAATTAAAAAAAGACTTGACATTTGTTATGAAAACATGTATTATGTATATAGAAAGTGAGAGGTGATTCGTTATGTTTCTATTGATTGAAAAAGGAAATGTCATTGCTGAGGAAGAATGCTTCGGTAATGCATGTGAACACCAGATGGTGTTAAATGAATGTGGACAAAATGTTATCGTCATGGACGAAGATGACTTTTGGGAACAACAGGCAGAAATTGCTGAGATGAAGGAGGCCCATGAAAACGGAAATAAAATCTGGTGATTGGATAATTCTTGAGGGAACTACGAGACATGGAAAAAACAGGATTGACCAACATGGTAAAAAGTGGTTTGTTGAAGATGTCTCTAAGTTTAATGGAAGACCTGCTATGAAACTAATCAGTGAAAATGAGACATTCAAGATTGGTGATACATGGACACACGATGGAAGGTGGGTTCACTTGGTAGGTGATTTGAATTTTAATTGGAAGAAGGGAGAGTAAATATGACTTGGAAAACTATTTTAGGGAGTTTCCTATTGTTCGCTGGTATTATGATGTGCATGGGTAGTGCAAATGATTGTGACGGTGATTGTATGGAGACTGCAAACACCCTTGGTGAAATGCTAGTAATTGTCTTTTTTGGGTTGACAATGATGGTTACTGGTGGTATAATACTATATAATGACAACGACTAAGAGAGGTATATTATGAAAATATTTGATTACGAAACTGACGAATATGTAGATGTTAATGGAACATCTTTACAGGGTTATGTTAAGACAACATTTGACAAACTTTGTGAGGTATTCGGTGACCCTACATATACAGAAGCAGACCCTAGAGAAAAGGTTGCTTGTGAATGGAAAGTATCTGCACACATCTTAGATGATTTTGCAGATGATGAAGAAGATTCTGAATATAAGAATTTTTCTGTTTACTGTTGGAAAGAAGGTAGAATTCCTACAGAAGAACATCAATGGCACATTGGTGGTGATGACTACAGTGTTGTTGATATTGCACAAAGGATTATAGATGGCGACACTGCTAGAGCAACGCATTGATAAAGTTCACGGACTTCTAAATGATCCAAACGTCCAACTCAGTGAGTGGGCGTCTTGGTATTGGAACGGAGTATATCAACAACTGTTATTTAAACTACAGGTGAAATCACATGACACCAAAGAGCATTGAACAACTTGCCGAAGAGTTCGGCGAGTCTATTGATAATCTACCACTAGATGTTTTGATGGAGGCGATATATAATGAGCGGAATGCATCTACTACCAGCGTATTGGACAACGAACCAAACACGCAAGAAGAAAAAGAAGAAAATAAATCCAAGTAAATACGAACTTGCTTGGCGTAAACACAATAAGTTTCTAAAGTCTATACGATGTCCAGTTGTTACACTGGATGAGTATATCGACTATGTTCAAGGTAAGGTAAAAGTCAAACCTACTAATCGAGCAATATACAATCCCGACACAGATTCAGTCTATCGTAGACCAGACAACACACACAACATCCCAAATTTGGGTGATGGTGTTGGTGGTGTTGCTACAAAAAAAGAACGACCTGTATATACAGGAAATGCTGTTATTGGACAAGCATATAACAAAGGTGGACTACAAGTATTGTCTGCTGATGAAGTTGCTGACCCTATGACCGGCAAGAGGCGATAATAAATAAATGCATGGACAGAGAAAACAAACATGAGATTTGGGTTGCCGAATTGAAAGGGCGTATTGCTGCTTTCAAAGAGAAACATTCTAGGTTATGGATAGATGATAATAAAACCAGTAGATCACAGAGTAGCGACACTATTCGTTCAAGCGAGACATTACAGTCCAGTAATGCCGAAACTTACAAAGCATCACTTAGGCGCTTACGAGAATGATGAACTTGTTGGAATTCTTACGCTGGGTTGGGGAACTAATCCAATGGGAACGATTAAAAAGATGTTTCCCGCCCTCACCACGGCAGACTACTTTGAAATAGGTAAAATGTGCATGGATGAATCTATGCCACGCAACTCTGAATCGCAGATGCAAAGTCTTGTGATTCAGTGGATGAAGAAACACACACCTAACGTAAAATTTCTATACACATGGGCAGATGGAATAGTCGGTAAACCAGGCTATGTCTATCAAGCAGCAAACTTCCTATATGGTGGATTTATATGGAGTGATGTATATGTTACTGAACAGGGTGAAAAGGTGCATTTCAGAACTATTCAACGTAAGATGAAAAAAGAGATGAATAGAACTGATACAAAATATGGGCCTCGTCCTAGTGATGCAAAAATGGGAGAACTAGGATTTTCTCGTGTGTGGGGCAAACAATTTAGATACATTTATCCTCTTAATAAACCCTCAAAGAAGTTATTAAAACAATCTACTATGGATTGGACAAGAGAATATCCAAAGGATAAAGACTTACAATGGAAAATAAAAAAACCAGGCGAAACAAAATATCTCTTGACAAACACTATACCTTATGTGTATAATGGTGGTAATGTTGACCACAATTCCAGTAATGTTAATAAAATAGGTGATAAGTATGGGACTGCAACGCTCGAATCATTCTTTTGATGAATGGTTGATAACCGACATTTCATTTGGTGATTTGTCACAAATTGAACTTGCAGAGATGTTCACAGATGGGCGTCTTGCATCACACTTTCTGGAACGTCAGTTGACAAAGTGGTATCCAGAACTTGATTTTGTAGATAAAAAAGGATACGACCATGTTGATGGAAACGGACATAAGTATGATCAAAAGTGTTTTACAAAAGGTGGACTAGGATTTGCACCATCACATATGGGTGGAAAGGGAAGAGTATTTGTTGAAGAAGAAGCACACAACCACGCAAAAAATATTACCTATATCTGTTGTGATGTTGTGGATTTTCCTGTTGTGCGAGTTAAGTTCGCTGAAGGATGTGATTTGATAAAAAACTATCCAAAATGTAAAATCCCATTTAAGGATAGGAAGGAGTTTTTTAATGGAACTAGTAACTAAAAGTAGATACACCACAGAACATGTTGGTGTATTTGATTTTGCTGGAAGAAACGAATGGTCAGACAATATTCTGATTGATGAAATTCTAGCACAGGGCGACAGGATTGGACACGAATCTAATGTAAAGGCGCCGATGACAGAATGGAATATGTGTCTTGAATCTGCTGAGTTTGGTAAACTTGCAAATGTAATTGTAAGAGAAGGATGTATTCCATATCTTAGTTCATTCTATATGAATGAAAAAGATATTAAAGCACAGAGATATGCTGTTGTTGATATGTGGGGTGCAGAGTATCGTGGTAATGGTGAGGACTTTACACAGTCTCATGACCATCGACATTCTTTTGTATCGTTTTCTTATTATCTAAAATGTCCAAAGAATTGTCCACCACTTGTATTTGATGAATTGAATGTCAAGATTGACCCTAAACCAGGCATGTTAGTTTGTTTTAGAGGTGATATGAAACATAGTGTGCCAAAAGGAAAACACGAGGGTTCTCGTATTATGATTGCTGGTAATACAATGGTTATGCCGAGTAATGGATTGATGACAGAACTTTTAAAAACGGAAGGATATGAAGTGAATGCCCCAATATCAAATTCATAATCTATTTCCTACACCACTCTTTGTTCATGATGATATCAAGACAACAGAGAAACAAAGAGACTTTGTGTATGCACAGGATTGGTATAGACCAGAAGCAGACAATGGTTGGTTGACATCAAACCATTATCTTCTGAATGAACCTGTTATGAAAACATTACAGGATGATATTATGAAAGCATTGGGTTTATTTGTATATGGAGAACTAGGACTATATGATGATGTGTCTTTTCGTATGACAAATTCATGGGCAGTAAAACATGAAATAGGTGATTGGGGGCAATCTCATATTCACACCAATTCTGTATTCTCTGGTGTCTATTACATGGACACCAATAAACAGACAGGTAATATTTCTTTTCACAGAGGTGTAGAAAATCATGTATTACCCATGACTGTTCGCCCAGGCAAATATACAGAACGGAATGATTTGAATACTGATGAGCATAGAGTGGAAAGTATAAACAATAGACTTGTTCTATTTCCATCGAATTTATATCACTCTGTTGGAAAGAATCTAAGTAATTATGATAGATATTCAATCGCATTTAACTTCTTCCCTACAGGACATTGGGGAGAGAACGAACACGAGTTGATATTGTGATTAAAG